ACAGACTCAGGCATCCAATGCATTTGATTCTGTAGTTTATAGTATTCGTACATCCACGGATACTCAAACGGTTTATAATAATCTCTAGTCTTTAACAAACTCATATACATCTCCTTTTAATATTGATAATAGTTCTGTAGCTTCGGCATATTTTTTTAGCAATCCATCTGCTGTATCTATTACATCAGGGTGGTCAGCTACTCCTACTCTCATATCAAGTAGTATATTTAAATTTACTTTAGCCTCTTGTTGTTTTGCTTCATACTTTAATTTTAAAGCTTTATATATTTCTTCTTTCATATGTTATCCTTCACATGCAATACATTCCACATCATCTAAACGAATGCGTGGAATTTTAGTGTTTACGTTTTCTACATTTCTTGCCGCATTAGTTCTAAAGTAATACAACGATTTAAGTTTATTCATACCATACCAATGTACATCACTTACATACTGCATGTATTCATCATGCACTTCTTGTGGTTCTGTTGACTTGGGTAAAGTAAAAAATAAATTTACAGACTGTGCTTGACAAATAAACTCTTGTCTTTTGTAAGCGTGTTCTACAATCCATATTTGATTTATCTCATTAGCTGTTTTAAATATTTCTTTTTCAACATCACTAAGGATATCTAACTGTTGTACTGAACCTTCGTTAGCTGATATATCTTTCCAAATGTTATCTAGCTTCTTACCTTTAATTCCTTTATCTTTAAAAATCTTTTCCAGATACTTATTCTTAACTTGATAAGAACCGGATAAAGTTTTATGAGTATAACAGTTAGCCCTATAAGGCTCAATACTAGGGGAAGTACCACTGCATATAATCCCACTACTAGCATTAGGAGCAACAGCCAATAAATTAGCGTTACGCATACCCGTGCCGTGAACATCAGGAGCTTCGCCCCTTTGCGTAGCAAGTTCTTTAGTAGCTGCAACGGCTCTAGATTTGATAAAGGTGAATGCTTTATGATTGAAACCAGTTGCAAATATTCCCTCGAAAGGAATGTTCCTAGATTGGAGATATGCGTGGAAGCCCATAGCACCCAGCCCCAAGCTCCTCTCTCTATATGCCGAATACGCAGATTTAGTATATCCCACCTTACCGTCTCTAACATATTTTTGAAATCTTTTAAAATTTGCACTGTATTCTCCTAACTGTGTTGTATCTATTGCGTTGTCAATATAGTGCTGTAATACATTGTCAAGCATGGTTATTAAATCTTGTATAAAGTAATCATCCTTAGACCACTTATCAAAATGTTCTAAGTTTACTGAAGATAAACAACAGACTGCTGTTCGTTCTTCATTAGTAGGTAATGTAATCTCTGAGCACAAGTTACTCTGTCTAATTTTTAAACCTAATTCTTTTTGTTTTGTTGGTAATGCTTTGTTACATGTATCTATATTAATCATGTAAGGTTCACCAGTCTCTGCTCTTGCATGAATAATCTGCCACCAAATATCTCTAGCGTTTACTATCTTAACAGCTTCGTTAGTCTTAGGGTCTATCAATCTCCAGTCTTCATCTTTTTCTACTGCATCAAGAAAAGCATTAGTAATATTAATACCGTTATGAAGATTAAGATTCTTTCTATTAATATCACCGCCTGATTCCTTACGCATGTTGATGAACTCTTCAATCTCTGGATGAGAGATATCCATGTATGCGGCATAGCTTCCTCGTCTTGTAGTGCCTTGATTAAAGGCTAACATCTGAGAATCAACTACATGCATGAAAGGAATTGAGCCAGTAGAACGACTGCCATGAGTAGTAGAAATACCGTTACTTCTAATATCTCCCCAATATCCACCAATGCCTCCACCTGAACTTGCCAACCATATATTCTCGTCATAATGAGCAGATAGACCACCCCTACTGTCAGGAACATAGTTGAGAAAACAGCTAATAGGAAGCCCACGGCTTGTTCCCCCGTTACTAAGTATAGGAGTGCTAAACATGAACCACCTGTCGGAACTGTATTTATAAAGTCTTTGAGCAAGTTCAAAATCTGTTTCACCTTTGTAGGTTGCTCCGAAGACTGAGGCTCTCGCGAATGCTTCTTGTGCATGTGTTTCGTTCTCCCAAAAATATCTATCTTTTAATGTATCAAGACTAAACTTATCAAATGTTTTTTCTTTGTCATAGTCTATTTCAATTCCTAAGTAAGGCTTAGTTCCTATCTTATCTTCAATCATTTTTCTTCCTGTAAATATAAAGCTATTATAGCATAGTGAATAATCTTTAGCAAGTCTGCGTTATTTTTTCCGTTCTTCTTTCCGTACCTCATAGCGTACTTCATAATGTTGCCTACACAGAAACCTTCTCCATGTCCTGCATCTAATATCATATCTGTTGCTTGATACTTACCATTAGCATAATGTTGTTCGTATGTTCTGTTTACATATCCAATTATATCTTTTATAATTTTGTCTTCTTTGAATTTATACTTCACTCTTCCATTCCTCCGGTAGTGTTTCCTCACTATACCAAGTGAAGTTGTTTGTTTCTGCCCATTCAGCGTGGCTTCTTTTAGTTCCGTCTTTTCTTTTCTTAGCCTGTGGCATAGGAGACAAAGGCTTTTGAAATAAAAACACTAGCTCATAGTTTTTAGGTAGTGCTTCTCTAATGTGTATGTACTTACTATACTCTGCATAGTCCCAGAACCTACCCTTAGCTTCTATCAAAATAGTTTTACCAGATATAACCTTAACAAAGTCAGGCTCGTATCTGTGCTTAACCACATAGTTAATGTTATCCCAATGATGCTTCCAACTTTTAAGAAGAGTTTGGTGTATGTCGTATTCCCACACACTATCATATCCTTTAGGAACATTTACTTTTTTAGGTCTTGGTTTTCTAGGCACTCGTCTAGGCATTAAGTTGTTCCAAAGTTATATTAGGATTTCTTTTTACCTGTTTATAAAACCATCTACGGCTATAGGCACTAAGAATAAACTTACCGTTTGCAAAGACATGCGTCTGTTGTGGTAAGAACTCATGTAAATTATTCTTATTTATTTTAGTCTCATCTTCTCCTTCAGGGACTAATGTTCTTATCCACTCTATCAAGAGTCTCTCTCCTTTACGCCTTAATAACTTAGACTTTTTTTGACTCATAATTTTTTACCAGTTTCCAATAATTTAAAATACTATTAAACATTTCTCTATGTTTAGACTGGGAATCTTTATCCCAAATGTGACAAGCTATAAGCTCTGTGTTCTCTCTATCGACAAAGATAGATACTCTTTCTACATCATTAAAGCCACAGCCTTGAGCATAAGCAGACAACTGCATACCGTGTTCATCATACACTAACTTGGCTGGGTCTTTACCTTCTAAGTTATCTTTTGTTTTAAAGTCAACAAAGATACCGGACTTAGAATATAAATCTATCTTACCACCATAGCCTAAGTCAGCACAGAAAGAATCTTCTGCTATCCATTTCTCGTCAGGGAAATTTTCATCTAACCAAGATTGAATAATCTCATAAGTCTTACTAGTACCTTCACCCAAGAATCCTTGTTCAATCATTGCGTGTATTTCTGTACCTTTCTTTGCAGCCTCTTGACCTATTCTTTTAGAATCTTGCTTACATCTATATGCAAATTCTTCTATAGATTCTAGAGGGTCTTTCTCTAAAGTCAAAGCAGAGTTAAGTGCTTGATTTATTTTCCAATTCTCTAGCGATGGTTTGGCTATCATACCAAGAACGGTAGTGACAGAGGGTACTAGGTTATCTTTCTTTGCATCTCTAAGGGTAGTGTTTCTTTCTTTACCATTAGCACCTATGACTGTGTACATTGGGTCACCCTCTTGGGTATACCAATGACCAGATTCCGACTTAAATTTATTAGCCGACAATGTATTATATACTTCTTGTGTAGAACTGTCAAGTGTTTCTTTATTTTTTTCCATCTTCTGACTCCTTAAATGCTTTGATTACATCTGATGAGAATAGTTTTTGTAGGTTTACCAAGAACATTTTACTAGCGTTGTGGTCTCCACCAGCTACAGTTTTAAATGTATCAAGCTTATCAACTATAGTTCTAAGTACATCTGTTTTAAATACAAGAGTACAGAACTCGTTGTCTCCTACACATAAGTTATGAAACCAATAGTCTGATTCAGTTGCTCTGATACCAGAAGGTTTGTTCCAAGACTCATACTCTATACATATGTTTCCTGTCTTCATCCACATACCTTTCTCTGATTTAACTTCTATCTTCTTTCCTGTCAACATATCTTTTATTTTATCTTCTCTTATCTCTCCATACTCTAAGTCAATGTCAAACTTCTTTCTATCTTCTTTAGTGGGTTTCACTCCAATTTACTCCTGTCTTGTATTCACCGTCCAATGGACAACGAAGATTAAAATATTCTCCTGCTTTTATTATACTCTCAACTGCAACTTCTCCCACGAAATCTGCTTGACTTTCTTTAACTTCTATCTGCCACTCATCATGTATGTTGGCTACGAACTTGTACTGTACAGCATTTAGTTTTAGCATATCGTCTAAGAGGACAAGTGCTTTCTTCATTATGATAGCACCTGCTCCCTGTAGTAATGTGTTAAGTGCTGAGTGTTGATTACGCACATATAACTTTCTACCATCTAATCCTTTAAGAAATTTTTTAGCCGATGCTCTTTGCACCCTGTCTCTAAGAGACTTAAATGATGGTTTATTATCAAAGAAATATTGTCTAGCTCTTTTGCCATCTGCTGTATTTCCGCCAACCACTTTTCCAAGTTTCTCATCTCCTGCTCCGTACATGAGTGCATAGATGAATGTCTTCGCCTTATCTCTAGATTCAAGCTGTGCAAGTTTCTGATTAGCGGTGTGTATGTCTCCATTGAGTATTTCATTTGTGTATTCCTCGTCATTCATATAGTGTGCTAACATTCTAATCTCAAGACCAGAAGCATCCACACCTAGTAAAACATTATTATCCTCTACAATCCAACAAGCTCTACACTCTTTGCCGTAAGGACTATGAGAGCTAGGTACTTGTGCCATGTTAGGACTTCTGTGTGTCATTCTTCCGGTGATAGCACCGTTAGGTATTACGAAGCCGTGCACTCTTCCATCTTCTTCAGTAGCATCTATCCAAGAATCAATCTGGGCTATACGCTTTTGTAGTAAAAGAAATTGTGCTATAAGATTAGCTTCGTGTATGTGTGTGATAGCTGATAAAGTTTTCTCATCTACTATAGGTTGTCCTGTAGGTGTGAACCTATCGGGCTTCCAACCAAAGTCAATAAGATATTCTCCTATCTGTTTCCTAGAACCAAGGTTGAACTCTTGTAGAGACTGTCTCATAAAGGGACTAAAGTCTAGAGTGTTTAAACATCTTGCGTACTCATCATCAGTAAGACCACGCTTAGACAACTGTCCATCTTTTCTTACATAAGGTGTAACAACTTTATCATCTACCCACTTAGGTTTAAACGTGCTGTGTACTTCATCTTCTATTGCTTGTTTCTTTTCTCTAAGTTCAGCAAGTAAAACTAAACCGTGCTCTGTATCAAACTTGAACCCGTTAGTTTCCTGTTGCTTTATTATACCTGCAATCCTTTGTTCTATATCTATGCACTCTCTACCAAATCCTTTAGATTCTTTTCTCAACTCTTTGAGAACTACCATGTTAAGATTAACATCTCGTATACAATAAGTAAGCATGTCTTCTGAGTAGTTAAGGTAGTCACTAAAATCTATCTTATGATATCCTAATTTGTATCCCCACTTCTCAAGACTATGACCACCATCTCTGTTAGGATTAAATAGTCTGGATAAAACAAGAGTATCTATTACTGGAATGCTAGAAAGGTTTACATCACTGAACTTATGTACCATAGGTATATCAAATCCAATAATGTTATGCCCTACTAAAGTATCTGCTTGAGACAAAAACTTATATCCTTCCTGTAATTTATCAGGCGGAAAGGTGTAGACCTTTTGAGTCTCAACATCTTGAGCAACAATACAATGTATCTTTGTTGCGTTGAGGTCATCTGTCTCTATGTCAAATACTAATTCCATTAAAATGCTTCTCCCGTTGAGTCATCAAACTCAATATCATCATCAGATAGTTCTGATAATCTGCCTGTCTCTGAATCATATACAACTCTACAAGCCATGCCAACATCACCAGTATACCTAGATTTTAATATTCGAAGCCTAGTTGTTCTTGCTTCCTCTGGGTCATCTGATTGTTGATTTCTTTCTAATGCTATCACACAATCACTGAGTTGACCAATACTATTTGAACCTCTGAGATGAGATAGAGAAACCTCTATACCATTCTCGTGTCCTTTGTTACCATCAACTCTACGTAAGTGTGAAACTAAAATGATACCTGCACCTGTCTCTTCTACCAAACTTCTAAGTCTAGTCATAATAGAATCAATGGCTCGTCTCTCATCTCCTTCATGCACAGCACTAACTAACATATGTAAGTGGTCTACTACCACCCACTTGCAATCACATCCTATAATCATAAAGCGAAGCTTAGTAAAGATGTCATCAATGTCATTCGTACCGAAGTGTGAATGAACCCATACTCTATTACGATTGTCGCCATCATACAGCATGTCAAACATTTTGTCAAGCTCTTCTTTAGAAAACTTTTCTCGTTCTTGGTCAACGTAAAGTCTAGCGTTAGCTTCGATGGATAGGATACCATCAATGGTTCTCCTCCAATCTTCTTCTAGTGCTATGATACCTACGTTGTCGTTAGTATTCTTAATAAGATGATGCTCAAGTTCTCTAGTTACACTAGACTTACCAAGTCCAGTACCACCTGTAAGAGTAACAAGCTCTCCCTGTCTTAAGCCATATAGCTTTTTATTTAATCCTTCATAGGGATAAGGGACGCTTTCTTTCTTCTCACGATTGTGAAACTTTTCTCGTTGTTCTGAAACATTTATAACACCAGAAGGTGTGTAGACTTTTGAAGCCCACCAACATTCAACAAACTCTTTGTGTCTGTTAGAACGAAGCATATCATTAGGGTCTTTGAACCCATGAGGAAGTGTAAGTATCTTAGCCTTGCCCGGTTTAAACAGTCTGGCAACTTTAATAGAAGCCTCCTTACCAGCTTTGTCATTATCAAATGCTACAATAACATTCTCAAACTCATCAAAGAACTCTAAGCTTTCCTTTATATCACGGACTGCACCTTGTGCACCACGCTTTATAGACACTACTGCCCACTTAGAACCAAGTAGTTCATAAGCTGACATAGCATCACACTCCCCCTCCACGATGGTAACATACTTACCACCCTTAAATAACTGCTGACCAAACAAACCTGTGTCGTTATAAGT